TATCTATCGCAGTTTTTCCGGGAGATGACGCCCGATATCAGTGATCACAAACATGCCGTTTGTATAGGCTGTGTTTTCATAACTCCAAAGATACTTCTTTTCGGGTGTGATCTGCTGCATAACAGTTGTCCATCCATCAGTACCTGTTGTGATGCCAGTATTTCTGTCGGATGCAAGATAATATTTTGCGATGTCTTCGATGCCAACACCATTTTGCCCCGGATCTCCGGGCTTTCCTGGAGCACCGTCATCACCATTTTTTGACACTGAATACGATGTTGTACTACTTCCGTCTGTGTAAGTAATAATTGTGCGAGTCCAAAGATACTTCCCAGCTCCTGCAAGAACTGGTTCCGGACTCCATACCTCGAAAGGAACTTCTGTCCCAGAATCTCCTGCTTGATAAGACACATCCGAAGATTTTACACTTACAACTTGGTTCTTTAAATCTTCCAGCAGCTTCGACACATCTTTTGTCGGGTTGCTTACAAGCAGTTTGTAATTTGCCAAAACACCAGTATCTTCGCCTTTTACAGTGTAGTGATTCTTGACAGATTGGATTCTTGCAGAGATATAAGTAGGCTCCGTGAAACTATGGTCTGCAACTTGTATCATATCGCCAATATCTGCCTGTAAGTCATACAGATCTGCCTCATAAGCGACTTTCTTCTCGTTTTTCGTCTTTAGCTCTGACAGCCCCCGATTAAAGAGTTCCTGCGCATTGTCGGTATCATATTCAAACGTACCGTTAATATATCCTAAAAATTCAGTCTGCCCCTCATACCCGTAAGCTCTAAACCTAGACCATTTATCATGCGCCTCTCTGTCATAAATCTTTGTATGTCCTTTAGGGCTGTAATATCTCCCATCATCATAGACCACGTCTGCAATCGTAAGTCTTTGGTGCGTTTCTTCGTTTTCTTTTCCGAAACACCGCATGCAAGTGCATAAATCTTCGATTGATTCGTTCCTACTGAGAGACACTAGATTCTGCTCATCCACAAACCTTTGATTCGTAAAATCTTGCCCGAGAGACTGATAGATATTTACAACTTGCTTTACCACTTTTGAGCCTTCCATGATAATTTCAAAATCGCATTCTGCCTCGAAAGTATTCATGATCATTCCAATTCTGGCCAGTTGACTGTCAGTCAGACTGGTGTATTTTGTTGCTCGCTTTCTATCTGCGATTTCATTGATTCCGATTGTCCAACCGGTATCTCCCAAGACTCTTTCCATTGTTGCAGCAACCGGTTCCGGATTTCCAGTTGCATCCCATTCGTCTGCATCCTCGTTGATCAGATCCAGTCCGATATCCTCGCAATGGACGGACAATTCAGAATCACCCTCTACTGTCATAATCGTGTACAATCGGTGCTTTCCATATTTATCAATAAAGGCAATATAGTTTCCAACTTTAACATGCTCGGAATCCTTATGATTAGCGATCGTATCAAAATCATAAGTACCAGTCGCTACGTTATTGGAAATACTAATCTCCTGCCCTCCGGAGCTATCGTCAATTGGTAAGCTTCCTTCTGCATCTGTCGACGGATTCGCAAGCACGTTCATATCCCTTCCTATAATAAACCACTGCATGTTATCCCCACCTTTCTCTGTATGTTACTTCTACCTCTGGCATTGTCGCAAACTCAGACACTGCTATGCCAAGCGTATGCTCTCCCGGAGGTAAGAGCAATACTCTACTACCAATATCTACACGATCCCAATTCTTAATGTCGTTTATAAACAACTCGTTAGTTTCCCCGACAAGTTCCACCACATCGCCACTTTGAAGAAAATTTGGAATGTCATAATAATACTTTACATTATGTTTCGTAACATTTAATGCTCGGATATTATTGTTTGTAATTGCCCTCCTGCCTTGATATGCTGCGCAATACCAAGTCACCTTCTTCAGTTTGGCATTCGGTTTGTTTGTAAAAAATGTCTTTTGCAGTCCATCCTTGCTGAATGCCACCGTGATTTTACTTCCGATTTTTTCCACAACCATAAACGGACCGCCATCATTTCGTCCAGTGACGTAAAAATCAGTCGTTTCTCTTGTATCCCAAACTCGTTTATTATCGATGTAAATTGCCATATCTGACCGCTCCGCAACCGGGTTATTGTCCTCAAACACGATAGAGCAGATCACATTGTCACTCTCGTCTGCGAACGTCACTGAATTATGACCTACCTCGACTGGCTTATTCGGTGATCCATCCGTATTCAAGTCGAATCTCCATTCTGCACGCCAATTTGTGGGCAGCCCCCCGCTTGTAGATGGAATCATCTTGGTAAGAGACGGACCATGCCAACTATTGCCGGTACCGTAAGCTGTGGCTTTTACAAATCCTTCGTTCTGCGATGGATTTTCTGTTGTATATCCAACTGTACCCACTTGCAATCTCTCATGCGTAACTGGTGGAGTTACGCCATTATTTAATATCCATCCTCTATCCTGCGTAAAATGATCGTCAAATAGTTTTACGGACTTTTCCTTCATCTCCCCGTCTACTTCTCCGGGATTTCCCACTTGGTAAAAGCGATCCTCTAGAACCATTCCGATATAACCATTTTCTGACTTCATCTTAGCTTTTACCGTGATAGGCACCGACTTATTACCTGTGTTGACCAGAGTTATCGTCTTACCGCCATTGTTTTTTGCCATTTTGACTTGATTAGAATATTTGTAAGGGTCTGCACAGTAAAAAGAGAAGCTACTTTTTACACTTAAAAGACCAGGATCCCCAGAATCTACATCGCTTTTTGTGCCGATAAAATATTTATCTGGCTCATCGTTAAAAATCAATTTCGCCTGTTCTTGGTCGAGAAGTGAAGTAAGCTTATTAAATTTTTCGCGGAAAGAAGCCGGAGAATCGGCGGCAAGGGAATAATGAACCGTAATAACACGGACTGGATCCCTTTTGTCCTGATATTTGCTTCCACTTTGGAAACCAATTTGAAAATCACTCACCTCTGTTTCGAGCAATTCTCTGCCTTCCACCTGCAAAGTGCGGTATCCCTCAATTTCATTTTCGATATATTTTCCATTAATACTCATAGCTTCAGAGGGGAGAAGTATTCCCCTCTGATATTCATCCACATCTATAAAGCTATACATTTCTGTATCCCTGCCTTCTCATTTTTCTCTTTTCCAGCTTCTCAAGCTCATCCTGCGTATAAACTGCTGTTGCTTTAGCAATTTCCTTTCCATCTAGTTCAGACGTGACCACAAAGGTGTATGTGACATTTCCACGGTAATTATACTCATCGGATAATTCCCTGCCGCCGGATGAAGTATTCACGTGCGTATTTCTGACTGTATCTACACTTGCGATCGCAGGTACGTCTATACTGCGGTCCATCGCATAAGTAAGACCATAAGTCGCCACCATCGGTTCCATTACTGTTTCTGCCGGAACGATACTTCTCGTCTTTGACATACTCGCCTTAGCTGCCGCCGCGGAACTTGCAGCTGCAGACATCTGTGCAGCGATTGATTGGATTCTTCCAAGACTTGCTGCCAGCCCATTCGCAAAGTTAATACCGATACTTAATCCGCTGCTATATGCACCCGGAGCTGCACTACTTAATGCAGCTACAATCGACACGGACATCATATTCGCAGTCGCAATTGCTCTGCTTGCGCCGGAAGATAAAGCGGAATTAAATCGACTCATCGTTTGATTTGCAATATTCGGAAGAGGTTGAAGCCCTTTTGTAACTCCATCCTTTACTCCGTCTCCCATCTTTTGCCCAGCGCTCCTTGCTCTTCCCGCACCATCGTTAAATGCGCTCACAAGGGAGTTTACTGCACTCTTCGCCTTGTTTCCAAGCGCATCTAACCCATCATTTACAATGCTGACAGAATCTTTCATGCTTGTGATAGATTTCTGCGCTGACTTTGCATTCTTAGAAATGGATTTCATGCTTGAATTTACGGATAAAAGAGCTGCCGCCATTGCCAGTGTTCCTACACTTCCTGTGAGCATCGCCACACCGAACAACAGCATTCCCGTGGTAAGCGCAAGACAGCTTGCGCCAGCTGCTAATGCCCCTGCTGAAAATACTAACAACGCTGATCCAAGAGTCAAGACAATAGATGCACCAGTAGATCCGTTAGATGTCAAAGCTGGTAACGCAAGTACAAATATACTCAATGCTGCAACAGCTGCGATAGCAGATGCAGAAAACGCCATCATAGCCACAGACAGGACAAGAACTCCAGCACACAATACAAGAACCGCTGCAGATACACCTAATAATCCAGCTCCTAATACTACTACCGCTGCGCTTACTACTAAAGCCCCTGCGCCAAATACAGCAAGTGATGCACCTAGCGCTAAAAGTGAAACGGATACTTGCAATCCATACTCGCAAATAACTGGGAATAATGTAGATAACAGTGATAAACCTGCATAAGCCAATACAGAACCTGCTCCAATAAGACCAAGACCCGATGATACAAGAATAAGTGATACACCTAAAATCATTGCTCCCACTCCGGCAATCATTGCCGCTGCCCCAAAAACAGCAAGGCCGCTAGCTAGTGCCGCAAGACTAATTGCATTCTCAATAGCATTCGCTGCTAACATAGGCAAGCAAGAAGCTAATTTCATCAACCCTTCTGCGGCTAACAAAGCGCCGGTTCCTAATAACATCATTCCTGCCCCGATAATTAACACGCCGGCTGCCACCGCAAGTAATGATGCCGATACTAAAGCAAGCCCCGCTCCTACGACCATAAGTCCGGCACCGAGGATAATACTCCCCGCTCCCGCAAGTGTTGCTCCTGCTGCAAAAGCCATCATCGCAAGAGATAATTGCAAGATTGCCGTAGCACCCGCCGTGCCATAAGCTGTCACAATCGGAAGTACCGCAGCTACCACTGCAAGCGCAGCTCCTGCCAGCAATGCTCCGACTCCAACCAGTAGTGCTGCGGCTCCAAATGCAACCAGTCCGATGGAAGCTGCTGTAAGAGCTGGTCCCACTGCTGCAGCTACAACCATTAAGGCGCCGATTGCCACAATCAGACCAAACATCACTCCGACAGCTAAAGGCCCTGCATTTGCTAAAGATATAGATGCAGTAGTCAATAACATCATTCCTGCTGCCGCCACAAGGACTGCCGCACCGAAAGCAAGCAAACCGACAGCTCCTGCGGTCAATGCTGGTCCCACCATTTTTGCAACGATCATAAGTCCAGCGATTGCCGCTACCATACCAACCATCACACCAATTGCAAGAGGACCTGCACTGGCAAGATTAATCGCTGCACTGGATAAAACATAAAATCCAGCACTTACCATCAGTAAGCTTGCTCCAAAAGCAATCATTGCCTGCGACATTGCTGCAAGTTTTTTCGTTCCACCGGACATTGTAGATAGCATTTTCATCATTCCGAGTCCTAGACCTGCTACAACTGCCACAAGTCCTGCGAGTACGCCAACTGCCAATGGTCCCGAATCTGCTACTGCTTTTACACCTTGAGCAAGAAGGAAGAAACCTGCACTTATTAAAGCAACTCCGGTACCGAGCATCATAAACGACTTTGCTGATGCCATCATTTTTTTAGAGCTTGATGCGCTACTTTTCCCAACTGCTTCTTGTCCTTTAGAGATTCCGAACAATTTTCCTGCGATTTTACTTATTCCTGCTCCTGCAAGTCCCACGATTGCGCTCGTAAATGCGCCCACAAATGGAGCAACGCTTTTTGCAATTTTAAAGCCTTTGTATGCAACGACAATCTTAGGAATCTGAGGAATAACTTTCGCGATAGTTTCAGAATGGTCTTCTAAAAATCCGGCAAACGTTTGCAAAGCACCGCTTGCGGAATCCATTACACCGGCGAAAGAACTGATACTTTCCGTAGAGCCAAACGCACCAGTAACCTTTCCAAGATCTTTCCCGATCGCCGAAAACGCATCTCCGAAAGCTGTTTTTACTTCAGAAGCTTCCGTTTTCAAAACATTCCAGTACCCGCTTGCCTTATCGAGAAATGAAGTTAATTTCCCGGCGATTGCATCCCCATCCATTTCTCCGAACTTATTAATAATTCCGTCCAAAGACTTGATTGCTCGACCAGACAAAATGTCGAATGACGGCGCCAGTTTATTACTTACTGTTTCGGTCAGACCATCCATCGCCTGATCTACTGTCTTGTATTCTGTTGCAAGCTTCGTGAATGCATCGTTTGTGCCAACTTTCGCAATCGCATCAAAGAAATCTTCTGTCGCAATTGTTCCGGCTTGCACATTTTGCACAAGCTCTGTGGTTGACATTCCCATTTCCTTTGCCACCGCTGCAATACCAGCCGGAGTCTGCTCAATCATGAGCTTAAAATCCGCCCATGCAACTGCCGGCTTTGCCGCCATCTGCGTGGCTTGCTGACTTAAGGTTTTCATTGCCTGCTTTGGGTTCTCTGCCGCAGCTGCTAATCCTCCAAAGCCTTTTACAAGCTTGTTCGTGCTCTTAATACCTACCGCACTCAACTGCGCATAGGTGCTTGCCATATCAGATGCGCTGTAAATTGTATCTTCTGCAAACTCCTGCAACTCTTTTTTTACAGAAGAGATCTCATCCGCACCTTTTCCGAGCATCGACATATTACCATTAAAAGTCTTCCATGCAGCACTCGATGAATTGAGTTCTGACACCATGCCGCCAATTCCGGATGTAATCGTTCCAAGCGCTTTTTGCCCGATTCCTGCCATAATGCCGAAACCAAGACCACTTGTTAAAGTACTTTTAAGGCTGCTTGCCGAGGACATCGCCGACTTAAAAGCCGATGTAAAACCCTTGTCCTGCGCCGATAATATTGCTTTCACAGAATAGCTTTCTGCCATGTCATCACTCTCCTTTCATCATCCTGCCGATTATATCCAATCTTTCATTTTTTTGTTTTCGATTCTTTACGCGATCCACTTCTTTTTCGTAGTCAAAGAATTTCCTAAATCTTTGGTAAACTGGCTTCGTCTTTCCTTTTCCCACTTTCTTCTCTGCTTTTACAGCGAAATTTAAAAAGGCTTGCAGGTGATTACGGTAATCCTTATCTACCTCTTTTAATCGCACAGCCTCCATCAGCAAGTTGTATTCCGGGATTGTCAGTCTGTCGACCTCATCAAAACTTTTGAAGCCGAGATACCGGAAGCAGTTTAAGGCTACTTCCTTGTAGGTATCTTCAAAATTTAATCCCTCTGACTCAGTTTCTGTTTCTCTTTCTCCACTGCTTCCAGAACTTCTTTCACGATTCTCTTCACAGCATTTACACTCTTTAAGAAACCCATTACAGTGTCGAACAATCCATCGATGTCAGTGTTTTCATCATCGATATACTCATCCAAAAAGTTTCTCGTAACTCTTAATTCTTGACCTTTATTTGCAATATCAAGGACGTTTACCAATGCTTCCGTGTCTCCATCCATTAAATTCATGAGCGCGTACCGAAATCCCACATCTTTTTTGACTCCCGGAGCACCGTCTACCGGGACATTGGTCTGTTTATTAATTTCTCTCAAAAATCCCATTCCAAAGTTAAATTGATATACCTGTCCTTTAATTGTTAATTCCATCATATTTTCTTTACCTCCATATCAAAAAGAGAGCAGTCTTGCCGCTCTCTATGTACACATTCTATTGCTTGTCCGCTTTTGCCTTACTCTTTTTCCCTCTACCAATCAAGGCGGTATCACTAGAGGGAATTACGATTCCTGTGTAGTATCCTTAAATACATAGGCTGCTACTTCCTGCTGCTGCGTAGTCACTGTGACATCTCCTCTCTTACCTGATCCATTAATACCAAAAGTAAGAGATACTTCCACATTTTCTTCCGCAGAAGATGTGATTTCTACCTCTGTAAGGTATCCCTGGAAGTACATCCCTTTGAATTTATTCGGTCCCGGTTCAGCCGAATCTTCTAAATTCACTTCCCAAATTTCGATAAGTTTATCACTGTCCATAGCATCTTCGAGCTCAGCAATCAGCTTATCTCCTTTGGATAATACGGCTGTTGCAGTAATTTCTGTCTCTGCAGCTCCCGGTGTACGGATAGATCCGTCTTTGGTAGCCGTAGACTCCGCATCCTTACTTTTTGTTCTTCCATTTTCTGTTGTGAATGCAAGATTTTTTGCAGCTTCTGTTTTTGCTTTTTCTGCAATACGGTACAGATAAACGATTTTCTTACCGGATACCGCCTCTGCAAATAACTGTAAACCTGTCTTAAACATGCTTTTTCTCCTCTCTAACTAAAACTAAATTCTATTTCTAACAGCCCGTGTAAGAGCGGCTGTTTCGTGGTCTTATCCGGTAAAATCCTTTGATTTACGTTCCGGACATTCCATGCAAAATTATCGGTGTGTTCCAATTTTCTGCATGTATTTTTAATCGCCAACAACATTTTTGATACCGTACCTCTGCGTTTTGGATTATCACACCAAATATGGATTGTCTGATGGACACTGCCAAAGACAGCGGTCTTATTTGCTTCATCAATCTGTTGACTGTCTGCAAGATACACAAAAGGATACGGCGTACCATCTGGTGGCAAAAAGCCATCGTATACGTCATATCCTAATGCTTTGATCTCTGTAAGTAATTTTGTAAATAATTCTTGCTGCGGATCCATATATCACCTCACAAGTTCTTTCAAATCTTTTTCAAACTGCTTTTTCTGTTCCTCAAACGCAGGCTTCAAAAACGGTTGAGCTTCCATAAAGCGGGTTCCAAGCTCTACATAAGATGCATACTCGGCTGTCGGCTCTACTGTGGCAGTCATTCCACCGTCTGAAATTTCCAAGTTGATGCTTCGTCTTAAAGTACCTCCAATGTATCCAGGAATTCCTGTACTCTCTGGTGTTCCAACTGGTGCATTTCTTTTCGCTTTCTTCTCCATTCCAGAGCCATTCTTTTTTACAACAGTCTTCACTGCGCTCATATCCATTCTCTTCTTCAAGCCTTTATTCAGCTTTGCAATTCCCTCAAATTTAATTTCTGCCACTTTGCACCTCCGATATTACAAACACATGCTTTGTTCGCAGTTTTCGTTCAAAATCCACTCTGTATAAGGCGTTGCCTATTCGGATACGGTCAAACGGCTTTTTGTAATGCGTCTGTAGCCGCACCGTCTTGCTTCCCTGCTTTATGGATTCATATACAAGGTTCATTATCTCTGTTCCGGTATCTGTCGCACTTGCGTGTCTTTTCTCTTCTGATACTGTATCATCTCTATAATCCCCAGTAGCTTTGTCATACTCCCCAGGTGTGATCAACTGGAAGAAAACTTCTGTATCACATCTCAAATAAATCTCACCCTTCCTCGTTTTGATTCTTTTTGTGAGTCAAGAAAAGCCTGTATTTCATTCATGAATCCATCAAAATCATTGTCGTTGTAAGACATGCTTTCGCCCTCAACATTGTGTGATGACATTCCCTCTGATCCCAAACGATTAAACCGGATCACTGCCACTTCCACGACAATGTGATTCATTTCTTGCGGTACTTCAATTCCTCCGAGCAGGAGCTTTAGTCGCCCCTGCACAGATCTAAGAATCAGTTCCAGTTTCGAATCAAGAGAATCATCCTCGATTCCCAGAAGCTTTTTTAAATCATCCAGCATACTCTTTACCCCGTAATAGTTACTTTTACTACCGCCTTTTTATTATCGTTCGGAATAAATTCTCCAGCCTTACCAGCTCCTTGCAAAGCTACACCGTCGAAATCCTCGGATTCGATTGTTCTCGCTGTGTTAATTCCAGTAAATGCTTTTGCAACTCTGGCAATATATGCATAGGCGCATTCTTTAGACTGGAATAATTCATCCGGAATCTCCTCTACAAGGAATCCCTTGAACTTCACAATCTCATTGCCATCAATGTTTACAGTGGAGTTTTTAGCAGACGTATTCAAAGGATGGTCCACAACGGCATTGTACAGATCGGAACAAACCTTAATTTTTTTCGTTCCAACTGCTTCGATGTTGTTAAAATACTTAGACAGCTCATTAAACAACTTTAATACATTGTCTGCCGTATAATCAGTAACACTTAAAGTTTTTCCGGCAGATGTGGAAATAAATTTTCCGTGCTTCTTGTTAAACTGCTTTGTCTTAGCCCTCGCCTGCAGTTCCAAGCGATCTGCTACCGCAACGTCAAAATCATTGTTTACCGTGTGTCGGTCAATTCCCTCGTGGTAATTCCATCCCCAAGAGTAATTAACCGGCGTGTTCGCGTAGATAATCTCTTTTCTCTCCCCGAAACGGCTAGAGTTCCCTGTTCCCGTTCCAAACGCTTTCGTAGCTGTTTTATCGTACCCAGTTCCAACCACAACCGGAATGTCTGATGTTTTTACATAAAAAGCTGTTTCGTTTTCTCTGACTCCATCCAGTACCTCAAGTTCGCCGCCGAAAAAATCCGCGAAATAGGACATCTTTTTGAACACTGCCTGCAAAAGGCTTTTAAACTCAAGCTGGTAGCTTCTTACCGGCATATCATTGTTGTCTCCTGCCGCAAATAACTGTAACATCATAAATTCTTTATTCTTCATCTTCACATTCTCCTTTATTTATACTTTGCAAGTCTCTTTTCAAATTCAGACAACTGGCTTCCTGAGTTCGTCATGGTTTTTGGTGTAGATCCGGTTGCTCTGGCGATCTCGGCTTTCTTAAGCTGGGATTCCACGATTTTCATCAGAGTGTCAATTCTTGCATTGGTATCTGCTTCATCAGCTCCCACAACAAAATCAAGCACCTCTTGCGTTGCTTCAATGCCTTTATCCGAGAGGACTCCTGCCGCATTTCTGCTGAGCTGATTCTTAACAGACTCTGCCTGCAATCTCTCATTCTCTCTTTTCAACTTATCCAGCTCATACTGCTGTTTCTGCTCTGCATTCATCTTTGCAACTTTAGCAGCTTCTTCCGCCTTTTGGTCGGCATCTTCCTGCCATTTCACCTTCGCGTTTCCGAGTGCTGTTTCGATTGCTTTGCTAACACGTCTATCAAACTCCGCTTGATTCTTCCCATCTTTTAAAAAGTTCTCAAACGTGTTGCCGGAAGCTCCATTACTTTCCTCATTGCCCTGTGTCTCTTCACCGTTTGTGCCGGATCCATTGCTTTCTGCCCCAGTTCCTTCGTCTTCAGCAAATAACTGTAATGCCATAAATTCTCTAAATTTCATTCTTATTCTCCTTCCGCCCCAGTCCATCCATTGTCCAGACCATTGCTTTAAAATAGATTTCCGGTTCTTTATCGCCTGCCGGAAAAAGGCATAAAAATAACACATATCTCTATGTGCTAATGTATTACTTATTCAATTTTCCCGCATTTCACGCACCGCCGCACATATCCCTTTGTAGCCTTATCATAATGTTTACGGTACTTGTGCTTACAAAATCTCTGTTTCAGCCATTTAAGCATATCTTTCTTCCTACAGTAACGCCTGCACCTGCTCTTTTAAACTCTCCGGTACTTCATCAATTCTCAAGTGTCCACCTTTAATCCTATTAGCTAAAAACTGTGCCATAATTTACACCCCCATTTTCATCGTTGCCAAAATTAATTCCTGCACCGCCTGGTCTGTGACTTCCTGCGCTGTCTGTGTTGCTTTCAAGTCCTTTTGTAGCTTACCGTAGGCGCTCATTCCATCGTCCACTGCTTCATACTCTTTGATTACAAATTCTTCTGTTTCGGTATAGCCGACAAAGACAAGGTTGCTAAATCCCTCCGGCTTTTCTTCCTTAAGTGGCTTGTAGCCTTCTTTCTTGATGGAACTGATTCTTACAGTTCCGTTTTCCGTAATTTTTGCGTAGTTCATATTTATTTCTCCTTTCGATAGGTTAATTTTATTCCACACGGCACTTCCCCGCTATCCACAAATACATGTGTCGTGCCGTTCTCACTGTGCAGGGCAGAGAGTTGGTCTTGTACAGATTCTGGGAGAGGTTCTGTGGTAGGTGTTTCAAGGACGTAATCGACTGTAAGAGGGTTTTGCGATAACCATGTTTTAAACTCTTCCGCCGTGGATGCCAGCGTTTTTTGTATATTAATCCTAAGCGTTTTACCAAACATGTCTTGTCCAGCAACGTCGCTATTCCATACCGCTCCAAAGTGCTTAAACTTATCCATCATCGTTCTGATTCCAGTGTTCACGGTAGTCGCATCTTTGAGCACTAGAGCAAAATTAATATGATTCGTATGTTCTCTCGATAGTCCCCACTTTTCATCTTCACTTCCATCCAACACAACCCTTTTAATCTTCCACACAACCCCATCCTTTGTGATTGTATCCTTATAATCTCCAACACCTCTCAATGGCTCATTTAGGGCAATTTGTACGGTTTGCTCGTGGTAAGGTTCGTGTTCGTTGTTAAATGTTTTTAATGCAAGTGTAATTTCCGCTTGTTCCAACATCTTTCTGATGTTTTCTTCGTTAGCCGAACCTTTAAATTCCAAAATCAATTTCCCAGTTGCATCTGTCCTAAAGTAATTTGTTTTGTCAGTAGTTCCTACATCGGGAATCAATGAAATAATGCCATTTGGCAAATTATTATCATACGGTTCGCCAACACCTAAAAATCCGCTTGTATCTACAAGTTTTTCTGTGTAATGTGGTGTCACTCTTATTAGATAATCTGTATTAGGAAGCAAGTAGAAATATTTTCTCCAATAAATTCCATCTTTTATATCGTAACTTGACAACGGCAATATAATGCTCTTGTCTAGTAAATTCTTCCCGGTCACTTTTAAATCAAGGAGGTATCCATAAGGCTCGTAATCTGTTGTTTCCGATTCTGCCGCAATCATAATATTGTGGTCAGTCGTAAATACTATATTTTCACTTGCAGTATGTGTACTAAAAGATAATATATTTTTACCCTTTGCGAGTGTTATATAATAATTTGGGCTACCTGCGTGCACTCTCATATATGGATTCGAATATGCTCCATTAGCATATGCTTCTGTAAAATATAACATTGTGTAATCATCATTGCTATTAAATGTAATACGATATTTTCCATCCTGCGGAACATCTAAAATAACAGTTCTATAATATATCTGTTTTTCATTTATCGTGCCATCCTTTTGTACTTGTCCAACTCTTAAATCTGCTATGTTAAACAGATTCTTACTTTTCCGCCCTGCACTTTTAATCTCCTGCGGATTATCCGGCGCTGGATTCTCGCCCTGCACACTATTTCCAATCAATTCCACCCTCTCCAACGGCGCTTTTAAGCCATTCGGAAGCATTAAACTCCCTACCCCTTCCATCTCTATGTTGTCATAATTCGGTGGCTGTGGAGGAGATACAGCACCACCTAGAGGGCATACCATATCAACACCGATGATTCCGGTTCCATCTACCATTTTAAGCATTGTACTTCTACTCCTTTTTCGCTGGTTGCTGTGGGGATGATTTGGACGATGTTGCTTCCTGCGTAGTAATTTTTGTTCCTAATCACAATTTGCGCCGTCTGCGCCGGAATCAATGCGCTTTCTTCCTTTGTTACACCCTCTTTTAGTGCAACATACACATCCCCATCTGTAAAATTCTTCACAAGGTATTCTTTCCCCTCATGCGCAAATTCCAGAATCAGTGCCTGCTCACTTGTTGTTGCTGCTCTGATAAAACTCTCTGCTTTACTCATATTCTCACCCCACTTTCACATGCTCCGGAAATTCTTCCGCTATCTTACAAACTCCAATAAAAAGAGAATCTACCAAAGTTTTTGATTTCTCTGATAAATTCTTTATTTCCATTTCAAATTTTCCCGGACATGCCGTGTATTCCGGCTTATCTTCGGTAAGCGCCTTGATACTATGCACCATTGTTTGTGTAAGAGCTGTAACAGCTGCGCACACAATATCTTTTCCCGGCTCCGCATAACCTGCATGACCATCCAATGTTATTTTTTCTTCGTTTACATTTACTACAATCAAATAGATCAGCCTCCTAAATGGGTATAAAAATACCACCAGCCAACTCAGCCGATGGTATTACATTACATCAATTTCTACTTCTTTTACTAGATCGTTTAATGACTTTCCACTATAAAATTTATCATTCATAACTTCATCCACATTATCATACTCTTTTACGTCATCTCCATGCCATACTTGATATGTTGGAACATAATTATGAACTTCGCTTGTCACTCCCGATGGCAATCCTTTATAAGAGAACGAAATATCATTGCAACACTCAGATAAAATTTGTCTTAATTCGTCTTTATTCATAATATCTCTTCATTCTCCTTTCTTTCCTCTTCGCTTAATTCACGAGTTGTCTTATTCTTCAGTCTGCCGTCTTCTCCCCATATATAATCATGTACATGCTCCCCGGTTTTTCCGTAAGGGTGCTGTTTTGGATTTCCGTGAGCAGTTGTATGGATGTCTTTAAACTTCAGCTTTGATTCTCCGTAAAAAGCTCTTACGTCTACTTTTCCATCTTTTCCAATATGATCTATTACCATTCCCGCCTCTGCCATTTTAGGAGGACCAGAATGTCCGCTGACAGTTTTATCTGCCTTTATTATACCAAACGCAGATTTCTTTTCAACCCTCTTTTTCCAAGTCTCGAAATCCATTCCATGCTTATGGTATCCATCCAACCACTCTCGATACTCTTTATCGTCCATATATGCCGCCGTACTGCACCGGCAGCTCGGATGCATTGGATGTGCATTTTCTCCAGGCATCATTTTCGATACCTTAAAATGCTTCCCATCCAAAGCCCGACAGATCGGGCAGGCAGTCGGCTCCGCGATAAATTCGTACTCATCAAATCCATTGCGGATATAAGACTGTTTCTGCGCTTCTGCCTGCACTCTTGACAACTCCGTTGCCATTAGTCGCTCCGCATTTTCTCGGCTTACTCCAAACAGTTTGGTAAGATGCTTTGCCAGTACTCTTGGATTCTTGCCTTGTATCAGGCCAGTCTGTAACAGCTTAGATAACTCGGCTTTAAGCATGTCCTGATACATCCAAATACGGTCCGAATACTTTGCATTGTGGAAAGAGGCATTCACAATTGAATATGCCATCTTCGCATTGTTCTGAATAGTTTTTCCGAGGATTCCTGCCTGTCGTTCAAATTCTTCGAGTGTTTTGTCTGTCAGGATCTGCTCAAAATACTTTTGAAGCTCATCGAACCCACCGACAAGATGCATGCCGATATTTGCTTTCAGCATTTCCAATCGGTTAATCTTCATAGCTGCATTGTAAAGTCTCATTTCCTCATTGGCTTCTTTCGAGAAATTCTTGTCCTTAACATACTGCGCTGCTTTCCGGCTGTATGCATCAATATCCATTTCAGATACTCGCTTCTTCGCTTCCGAAATCGTAATTCCCTCTGCTTTTGCATACCGTGTATAAAATCCATGAATCTCTTTCTGGATTTCATCCATCATGTTCAAATAGATCTTCTCAATCTCTTTTGCATATTCAGCTTCATCCCTAATATTCTTCTTCCGCTGTTCATCTTCTCTATTCTTCCAGTACGTCCTGCTGTCCATCTACCGCACCTCCGAACATCCGCTTATCCACGATTGTTTCTTGCTTCTTTTCGTCCTCTTTCTCCATTTTCTCTATTTCTTCGGTAGCATCCTTGACAATAGACAGTACTTGCAGCTGCGTTTCCTTGGATACAATGCTTTCCAGTGCCTGCGCCGTCTGTGCTTCTTCGAGGAGATTCTTTGGGATATTTCGGCTCATTGTAAAGTCAATATCTTTCCATGCATCACGATCCGGAACATTCGTTGCAAGTGAACAGAATAGCTTGTATCGCTTTCTCATGGATTTCTCATTCTTGCGGTCGAATGTCAGTGCAAGATTGCTCATAGACTGCAATTTATACGCAAGAGAGGTTCCGGAGGCATTTCCAAACGATTCATCTGAGATATTCGCTACCATACTTGTCTGATAAATCAAATCTTCCAATCGGTTTAAGAGATTCTCCTGTGTTCCATCTGCCGTAGGCTTGCCAAGAAACTGCACGATAATATCTTTCGCGTTATCCGTGCCATATAAGTTTATAATCCGATTGTCCCGAATCTTATAAACTCCCTCTTCATCCAGTTCAGCGCCGAGCACTGCGAGATATGCCTCTGCAAAAGAATCTACGTCATTTGCTTTTTCTCCGATCACTCTATTGTACACTTCTATCATACCGGCAACTTCTTCATACAAGCCGATTCTCTCATCGTTTAGCAGGTATTCCACGCAATTAATACGACCATAGGGATTCGGCACACTCTCCTGCATCTTCTCTCCCTCAAATGGGATGATTTCTGTCCTTGTAAGTATCTCACCATACCTTGTAACATTATCGTCCATTTTGCCGTATCTGACAGCGAATAGCGCACGATTCTTTACAGTATCGTCGTAGACAACAAACAGTTCTTTTGGATTGCAGATCACTGTTTTTGTCTTTGCCTCTTCGTCCTGATAAAAATACTCAAAAGCATGTCCGTAGATGCAGCACTTCTTTGCAAGCTCGTACTCCTGATCTGATATGTCATTATCTCGGTCAAAATCAAGAATCGCGTCCTTGATATTTGCATCCGGATGTGATTTCTTAATCGGAATCCCATAAGCATATCCTAAAAAAGTCTCAGTGATATAACGCGGGAAATTCACTGCCAGTCGGTTATCCGGCTTCCATTTTTCTTTTTCCGGTAAGCGGAAGACATCGTGAAATCCCTTATACAAATTCTCAAGATAGCTATATCTCGGCATTCGCTCTTCATGTTTTCGAATGTATTCATCCACTAATACCATATTGATTTCTTTGTCAGCGGAACATAAAAGAGGTTCCGGCAATTTGTATGGTCTTTTCCCATTCATTTTATATTCCTCCTCTAAAGGTCTTTAATTTCACTTTTCCTTTTCTCTCCTGCTCGATCGAATACCGCAACATTGCCATCGCATCATCAAAGAAATTCACTGGCTCATCTGTGAAAGTGTTCGTTTTCTCATCTTTCCTCCATTTCCATTGCTGGATCTCCTTAATCGTATTTACGCAGGATGGATGTATATGGATTGTATGCTGCTTTAAGTAGTCAATCTGCGCTTTTACACTATTCGGCTCTTTTTTGACCGGACATGCTCTGTATCCCGCTTTCTGCCACATCCTAATTCTGTCCGGTTCAGCGGAATCGCAATACATAGTAATTCGCTTCTGGAATTTTCCGTCAGCCAGCTGTATGATTTCTGATGTATCTTTTTCAAATACATACAACTCTCGGCATAAATAAATCTCTCCGTCTTTAAATCCGACCTCGCCAGTACAATTCGCATGATTAAATCCAAAGTCCTGCGAATTTACCATATAATCAAATCGATCAGGGGATATGTCAAAATCTTCGATTACATAATTTGTAAGGATTAATCCGCCAGTTTCTCCCCATTCTCCGAGTCCATAAATTTGGTATCCATCCGGATCCCGCTCTTTACGCATCATCATGCGCCGGTGATATGCCTCATCAATAAAGCGGTTTTGTAAGTATGTTGACTGGTGTGTGTAAATATCATCGCTCTTAATATCAAAATACTTTGCTTTTAGCCAGTGCGTTGCCGACACTGGATTGAAACTGAATGTGATTTGATAATACAAAAATGGATTGAATGACAAATCACCTCTGAGACGGTCATCGAGAATATCGACATCCGCTTCATAAAGTTCTGTTGCTTCTTCAATCCATATCCATGTTAACTTTCCGACATCAAATGTGATAGACTTTACTTTCTCTCGCTGTCCATCATCTTTCATTCCTCGGAAAATCACTTTATTTCCAGTTACTTTAGAGATCAGCTCCATTGGATTACTTCTAATCTGCCAAAACAATCCCGCTTTATCCCCGTATATTTTATATATTGCACTCTTCAACTCCGCGTAGGTACTATCCTTGTTTGTTGTGTCTACTTTCCGGACACACAGAAGATTTGCACCTTTATACTTTGGATCGCCCAGCTTGATGATAAAATTCTGCGCAATGTTTACCGATTTTCCGGATCCGGCAGAGCCTTTTGCCAGTCGATATCGTTTCTTGCACTCATTGAACTCTTTGAAATTTTTATTGAACCCAATCTTAACTTCCTTCATCCTGATCACCGTAGTCTACCACAATCTTCATGTCCATATCTCCTGCCACATCTAGCTTGTCATTCCACATACCTAGATGTCTTCCGAGGAGCTCCAATGCTTTTTCCTTATCATTCAGCTTTATCTCGATTCCATTTGCCCCTTCTTTAATTCCTGCAATCGCACATATTTGTTCATCCGATAACTCTGCAGTTGGTTTTATAACAACAACACTATTTACACCATTGTACCTAACTTCGGCATAATCTGTTGCTCTTGCAAATGCGATTGCAGCAAGTTCTTGCACCACTCGATCCTGCGTAATTTCTGTTCGCTTCTGCCGTTCTTCCATTCTTTCGGCAATATATCTTGCAACGTTAGCATTTGTTAGCATTCTGCTTCCATTTGCTCTTGCTGTTTCATCTTTTTTTACACTCGGATATGCAACACGGTAAGCCCGTGTGGCATTTAAATCAATCAAGTACTCATCTGCAAATATTTTCTGTTTCTCTGTCATTGGACTCACCGCCTTCCAAATTTTTAGCACAAAAAGAGGCACCTAATCAGATGCCTTTTCTCTTCCTATATTCTTCAATTTCTTTTTTCTCTTCTTCCTGATCTTCTCTCCACATTCTCATAAGTTCTTTGTCTCTAATGTTTTTTTCATCATGGAAATTTCTTAGCATACGTTCGCGGTATTTTCGTCTTATATTTCTAAGTTCTTCATCTTTAATTCTTTCGATTTCTCGACTGGTTAAACCATCTTTGTACTGTTCTTCTTCCGTCAACCATTCCATTAAATCATATCCTCCTCTATTTTATATCATATATGCTACCGCAATATATTCCCCTTTGCAATACAATATTAGGACTACCACATAAAATAATAATCAAAAACCAAATAACGCAAAACCAAAAGAAAGGAGATTGCAGTAGTCCACAACAGGCGCAATCGGAATTGAACCGATGACATATGGTTTTGGAGACCATCGCTCTACCAACTGAGCTATACGCCCGTAGGATGCCTTTTATTGACATCCTCTCCCCTATCCGCACTCGGGGACTAAAACACTAAATATAGATCATGTCTACTTGTTTACTTGACAGATCTGCGGATATCTGCCTTTTGTGATATCACTCCGTAGCACTTTCGCAGCATTCCGGATTTTTAATATTTACCGCGATATGCTACTAAGCCATGTGCAGGGATCGAACCCACTTATCCATTCATGGCATGCAAAACGCCCTGCAAAAGCGGGGCGCCTTAGTGAGAAACAGTGTTATAATCATTTTCCCTTTTCGGGTATGATACCATAATAACACAGAAAGTTGTCCCTTGATTACGGCTCTTTTCAAATTTTATTTGATAGCAACCAATAGAATTTTCTTCGCCGATTATAATACATATCCTTCCCACAAGGAATTCCTGCAATTTCTTTCAGGTACTTATATGTTCCATACTCTGTTGTAACTCCCTTGATTATGTACTGGTAGATATCCGGATCTGCTTCAATCGCAGTCTGTTCTATCAATTCACACTTCCGCTGCAGTTCTGCTCTCCTCACAGCCAAGTTAGCTGTTGCATCGCCATTTCCATGACTTGTAGGCATATCTGTTACTTCAATGCTTCTTACCGTGTCTTTTTTATATTTCAACTCATCCTTCCATTCACTGTATTGCATGCAAAAGTGATATAGTTCTAAAAATCTGTGCTTGCTAATGTCGTACTTTTTCTCATTTATCGGTCTTACATTCGACACCGGCATCAATCCCCTTTCTCCTTAAATACTCCATAACATCCATGTGTCTGTATTTATTTCATTTTCGGTATTTAAATTTCTTTCTGGTGGTCTTATCCTCCAGTTCGATACTTGCGATTCTGAATCCTGCAAGACTGGCAATCTTTTTGAGGACCTCGATTACATCTCTTACATGCTTCGGAACATGCTCTGCTCTCGCAATCGCTTCTCCCATTGTTGGATCATAGCATCCTGATCCATTTCTGCTCAAATTATCCATCTATCTTTCCCTCCCCTTTTTATACGGTTTCGGAAGTGGCTGCCATGCTACAACATCATGCTTATTTGTATACCATTCTTCTCCTTGTTGTCTTCTAGTCCACCATTCATTTTCTTGATTACGATACACGCCCAAACACACTTCGCCGTCTTCGAGAGTTACTAATTGCATATCATAAAATATTTTTTCTCCTTCTTCTGGCAATCTCTCTTCCACCGGAATCCAGTCATTAACTTCATACACTGCCGGCTGCTCATCAATCATTCTCCTAAACGATTCCTTGCATTCTCTGACTACTGTTGCTTGTTTTGGTTCACCTGTAATTGCGAGAAAGAAATTTCTCACTTCTTCATCTAGTGCATTCGCATCAATCAGCCTCTTTCCGTGCATATCTGAAGCTTCGTCCATGTGGGAACGGATAATCGGAATAATCGCATTATAAAAATTATCCGTACCATCTTCATATCCTTGCGAATAGGCATTTAGAGTCTCTTGCCTTTTGCTTTGTGGCGGATATTTTCCATACAATTTTTCCTTTCTGTTTCCATCTTTAATTTTCTTCATCTCTTCTAAAATCTTCTCTAGTACGTTCATACTTTATTTCTCGCTCCTTCCAATTACCTTATCTTTCTAAAATCACTTGTTGGTGCGTGGAATAACCGCCCGTCATTGCATTTAATCATTGTCTGCTGTCCACATGCTGTCGGACGATACTGTTTAACTACTATTCCGCATGGATTACCTGGATATTCAACGCACATCACTATGTCTCCGACTCTAATTTCTTCCATGCTATTCACTCCAATCTAATCTCTGTCCACATTTTGAACAATAGATAATCTCGTCTCTACTGCTATGCCATCTGTCACAATCAGGGCATTTCGCCATTCGATACCTTGTAAAACCATTGTTGCTAAATCCGCCTTCATACTCTGCTTTCTTCGGCAACTGCTTTTCCAATGCTTCGATTGCCGTATTATATAGTGCTATATGTTTTTTTCTTTTTGCCTCTATTACTCTCCTACAATTTCCAAGTCCTTCCAGAGCATTGATTTCCATTCTAATAAGTTCTATCGCTTCTTTAATTTTCTTCTCGTCCATTTTCTACCTCACAATTCCTTACGCGATAAAATCCGTTATATGCATTTGCTCATTTTTCTCATAATCAAGCATTTCTTCCGCCGCTCTCTTGTAGAACTTTCTATCAATTTCAAACCCGTAAGCGCTTCTTCCAAGTTCCGCGGCTGCTCTCAACGTGGAACCGCTGCCGGCACACGGATCAATTACTACATCGCCAGGATCTGTGAAAATCTCGATCAACTGTTTTAGCACCTTTACCGGTTTTTGTGATGGATGGATTTTAGGTATCTCTTTTCCATCTTTTTCCCATGAAAACCAGTTGAATATCATTTTTCCGGTTCCTGGTATATTCTTCCCATTTTCGTCCATCTTGACTCCGTTTCTAAATTTAGGTAGCCGATCGCGGTACAGCACAAGCGCATATTCAGTCGCGCCAACAATGCGCATGTTTGCTTTTAATACCTGCGGACTATAGTTTTTGCAAAACACAAGTGGTATGTAATGTATAAAACCATGTTTTTCCGCCGCTTTGATCAGAGTTTGAATCTGCTCAAATGCGCAAAATACAATCATACATGGCGAGTTACTACTTCTCCCTCTGTTGCACGGCTTTTTGTCCTCTTTTTTTAACATCTTAGAGCAGAAATGAAAGTATTCATAAAGATTGAAATTAAAATCGGAATTAAATGCTGCTTTCCCTGCAAGCTTGCTTTCTCCGTTTTTTCTATCTCCACCCTTGTACCACATCGGATTGCTGCCGTAGAAGTTATTCCCCACATTATACGGCACATCTGCAATAATTAATTGTGCTGGAGGTATTGCGTACCTTTTATAATTTTGCATCGAATCTCTATAAATCTCGCATTTTATCTTTTTCCTTTTGTTCTCCATTTTCCTACTCCTTCTCCGCTACAAACTGCCCGCATCTTGCTTTACCGCCTTTGCAAGTACCTCCATTTAAGCTATGCCATCTGCAAGCTTCGCAACCTTTACGACGTTTCTTGTCTCTTTTCTTTGTTCTCTCCATTTTCCTCTCTACCTCTTCCCTAAAGGAACTACACGGCTCTTCTGTCCATGTATGCTCTTCCAAAGATTTATTTCTTCTCCCTAACAAAATATACCCTCCCGAACCTCGCACACTTATATCTTCTGTCTGCATTAGTGACTCTCTTAAACCTCTCACATCCACATCTACACCGCTGTCGACTGCCGTCCTCATCTCTAAGGACAACAGTGCGGTTTGTCGTCATAAATATCATTTGCCTCTCACCTTCTTCTTTCTTTTCTTCTTCGTCCCTTTATAGATAAATGCTGCCATACTTCCATTTTTCCTCAATTACGCTAACCCTAACCTTTCTTTTACATCTGCGAAGTTATTTTTCAAATTCTGCCGTCTTCTGCTTTCTCCTTTAACCTCAATCGGGAAACATCTTTCTAGGATTCTGTCATATATTCGGCTATAACCGATGTCTCCATTCTTTTTGATTTCTTCTGCTGATAGGTTTGTCGTGATGATAAACGGCAACCCGGAACGATATCTACTGTCGATTATGCTAAATACTGTTTCCTGCATATACTCTGACTTCCTTTCTGCTCCAAGATCATCTATTATCAGCAGGCTGTATCTGTTAAGACTGTCGATATACTCATTCTTATCATCAAATCGACCTTGTATCTCATTTGTCAGCCTTGCGAAGTTTGTCATAAGCACGCTATATCCTATATCGATTAATGCATTCGCTATACAAGCCGCGTAATACGTCTTTCCAGTGCCTACTGAGCCATATAGCAATAAACCTCTACCCTCCACCTTAAAATCTCTAAAATCATCGGAATATCGCTTCATAGCGTTAGATATTTTAGGGTTCTTCCCGTCATCATTCGCAAATGTCCATTCAGCCATATTTGTTTCAGCAAAACATCTCCTGCGCATTCTTTCGTTTTCTGCTTGTATTTCCGCCTGCTTGTACGCTTCCATCTCTTTCTGTTTACAATCGCAGATACAACGCACCGTTCTTTTTTCTCCTTCAAACTCTACAATCGTCTGAGTTCTTTTGTGGCAGACTGCGCAATGCAACAGCCCATCCTCTCCCATGTACTCATTTTCAGCTTTCGGCACATTTTGACTTATGCTGTCGATCATGTTATTCAATGCCGTTATCATGTTTATCACCTCATGCTTTTTCTCCTAAAACAAATCGTCAAGATCGTTCATATCATTTCTAAGAGTATTATTTGCCTTTACTACTCTGCCATTAGCAGTACTTCCATCTCTTCTTGCCCAGTTCAAAATGGTCGCATAATGGCTCTTATACTTTGCACCCTTAGACTCGATATAGATAGATAATCGCTCAATACGATCTTCCCAATCTGGGAACTTATCTTTAAGCTTATCTAGCTCGGTATCAGTCAAAAGAACATTATTGTATTCCCCGTATTTATGTTTTGCAGTTTTTTTCTGCTTCTGCGGTTTGTTCGTAGGGCATATATCTATATCTTTATCTAAATCTATATCTTTATCTTTATCTATATCTATATCTATATCTGTGTAAACAGACTGTATACGATTTGTTTCCATTCTGTTTCCATTCTGATTCCGCTTTGTTTCCGTTTTGGAAACTGGAATATATTTCTTCTCTTCATCCAGTGTATAAGACTTATTTTGCTTAATAAAAAGCATGTTCTTTTCGTCAATATATACTGTTGGAGTATATCGATCAGTTTGGATGCAGTTATGCATTTTCCAGTGCTTTATGACGATTACGCCATTTTCAAAAGTGAGGACAAACCGCTTTGCAATCAGAAGTTTCAGATCATCTTCACTGCATCCTACCATGCGCATAATCTTCTTGGGGTTTCCGATAAATCCATCGTCATCTGCTCTCATATTGAGATGGAAATATAGGCACTGCGTAGATAAAGGCATGTCTAAGAACGCATCTGAATCAACGATTTTAATATTAAACATCCTCTTGTTTGCCATCTTCTACACGCTCCTTTAGTTCCATACCTGCTTGAAATTCTCTGTATATTTTCATCCAGTCATCGAGCTCCATCGTGACCAGTATGCTGTGATTATTCTTTTTGCTGAACACTGCCGGCAGCATTTCTACACCTCCAGCCTTTGCATCGCGCTTTGCCTGATCCATCCAGTCGTAAAGCTGCATCCGTTCCTGGTGCTTTGCTTCGACATGGATTCCGGGAAGTCCCACGACATCCGATGCATCGCCGGTATTCCCACAGTATTGCGCTGTTCTACGCGCTTCTGTATAGCCATAGTCTCTAAATAAACCGGCAAGCTGCCTTTCAAAGCGGGCGCCCTTTTGCTTACTGTTTACGGCCATTCCTTCCCCCTTTCCCTCCTGCCAGACAGACGTAATCGGCAGGAGAATGAAACAAATTTACAAGTAACATGTGATATATTCCTTACTCCTAAGAGACATAAGGCTATAAATAATTCTTGTGAAATTCCTGCCGGAACTCCTCTCTTGTGCCACAATGCTCCTCATAATAGCGTTGGCACTGCTGTTTTAAATAAATATCAAGTTTTCCATTCGGATTCTGATGCACACTAAATCTTCCGTTTTGGTGCAGATCTCGGCGAAGCGGTGCAATAAAGCGATATTCCTCGCTCAGCATCCTCTCGTTATGTGTATGGTGGAAGATGTGGTGTCGTTCCACGTCACAACTTCCGGTAAACATGCAATGATTCATGTCATTAGTAAAAATGCTCTCCAGTATTTTAGTCAATATTGACACCATACCTCTCTTTTAAAATTCGCTTTTCATCCGGCGATACAATCTCACAATCCGGCATGCCTGCTTCCTTGCAACGGTCAATCAGTCCATCAATCAGACGTGCCATCTCTTCGGTGTTGTATGTACTGGACCCGCGCATTAAAAGGTAGGTCCGATACATTACGCCGTCTTTTCCTTCTTTTACTTCTGTGGTGGGTTTTAGATGGTATTCCATTGCATCCCGCACCTTTCGGTCAGTCTCTTCAGTATCTGGAAGCGGTGTCCTAACTGCTTGTCCATCTATGATGACTGGATAGCCGTATTCACATAACAGTTCGTTGTGCAGTTCTGGATTCGACTTCTTTGTGATTCTTCCCAACTTTGCGACTAGAGTCCAATAATATCCATTTGCATCAAGGCTTCTCTTCTTGCGATATGGCTTGATTTCAAGGCTTAATTTGTCGTAGCCTTTCAACTCTTCATAGGCTTGCGAAAAGTCCTCATTTGAGGCAAATACAAGCATTGGGCGCAGTGTATCGTAATCAATAATCGGCTTTTTTAATATTCCGGTGAGTTTCATTATTCCTCACCCATCTTACGCATAAGCGCCATGAATTGTCTTACGGTCAAATCTTGCAAAACGGAAACTTTATAGTAACGACACACGTTTTCTACAGTCTGACCGTGTTTCGGAATACAGGATTCTAATGTCTTTACTTGCGTTGCTGTGATCTGAGTTGACTCGCTTTGTTGCTTTATGGCGTTCAATACTTCCTCTGCACTCGCAACACTTGTATCAATTCCAATTCCACACATTCCAAGCGCTCTCCCGACCGCCGAAGTCTCGCAGTTTTCTATGTAAGATGTCTTGTTTATAAAGCTTGAATCCTCTTTTTCATAGGCATGTCCAACGCCTAGAATAGAGCCGAATTCGTCCCTTACTTCTGCCGACATCACACACATGCCATCTTGCAAAGACTCTATCTTAGTAGTAATAGATCCGTTCGGAAACAACATGCGGAAAACCTTGATTCTTTGGTTCACTTCTGCATACTGCTTGCCTTTTACGTCAATCGTGCTAATTTCTTTATTTGCGATCTGCAATGCTTCAAATGTCATAACTTCACCTCTCCTATGCAAATTCTCTGTAATTTTCCTTCAAACACGTTTCGCAGACACACCCATCTACGGTGTAAATAGCATCGCCTTCCCAAAAAGGCTGACCACAGATGGTGCAATACCCTTTTGCTTCCGGATCGTCGGGCGGTGTAGTCTTTCTGTCGTCGTAATTAGGGATAGGCTCAATCATGCAGCTCACCAACCCTTTCGATTCCTAATATCGCCAAAACTGTTCTATCAGTCGACGATATATACTCATCATTAATAGTTTCATAAAATCTCGCCACCGCTCGAATCAACTCTACTGCCATCTCTGCCGGTATATCATCATTAAATTCCCATTTTTTCATCTATGCTTCCTCCTTCGAAAATCTAAATTCCATAAGATCTGCAACCATCAAATACTCTTTCGCAGTCTTAGTTTCCCCGTGCGTTTCCTTTACCTTTGCTCTAAACTCCTCCAAAGTGCCATAAAAGCAACCACATCTCACGCCAATATCTCCTGCTTTTGTCCTAAAAAATGTAGTTGTACGATATTCGGAGCCAAATCCATGCACTGTGGCGTAGTCAGCATCGCCGTACACCCAAGCATCGCCGAACACCTCAGCATTGCCGAACACCTCAGCATCGCCGTACACCCTAGCATTGCCGAACACCCTAGCATTGCCGTACACCCAAGCATTGCCATCGTTGCTAAGGTTCTCTTCTTTCTCCACATATCCACCAAGTTCTCCCTCTTCCACATTCCCAAAAGAGATTAGTGCCTTGATTCTAAATAGCTTCTTTCCTAAAAAAGTCACAAATTCACTGGTTAATTCAAATTTTTTCATCTTGATTTTCCTCCTATTTTCGTTTATCCTGTAATTGGATTATTTAATAAGGGCGCTTAATGGTTTACAGACCGTGCGCTCTTTTTTTATTGGTCGTGAGATGTCAATCAGTTGCAAATCTTCCAACCCTCTTTTGGGTCTAAACGGAATGACATTTGCAAGCGCTTCTCTCTTCTCATACTGCTCTACCTTTCCCTCTTTGTTTAATAACTTCCCAAAAATCATGCTTGTCCACCTCCTTTCTCGATTCCCAAAAGCTTATCAAGCTTATGTTGCCAGATAAAATACTCCCAGGTACTTCTTACTCCTTTTTTTGGCGGATATGCCTCACCTAAATCCCAGATTCCCCGCTGCATCTTAATCCTTACGCAGTGCGCGGAACATCCGATCTGTTTCCCTGCTTCTTCTGGGCTTAACCTTTTTGCCATGTGGCACCTCCTTTCTTGCAAATACGGTACACGGATACATCCTGCTGCTCTCAAGGCAGTTATTGTATTTCCTGCAATCTTTACAAGTCATATCTACGCCGCCTCTGAATCTCTGAAAATCACATGATACCGTCTGATCTGTCCGTCGCACTGCGTATACTCAATCTCTCTCGGATATCCATGATCTGAGTACCACTGCTTTACCATGTCAATGACCTGCGGAGCATATTTCCGGACGGGTCCCTGCCAGTTTCCTTTAGATTCCCAAGTTTCTGTGTACAGCTCTTCCGATAAGTCCAATCTACGGATAATCTCGTTCACTGCCTTATCTGCGGGTTTGCCAGAACTCTGATAGTAAAGTCTTGCCTGCCTTGCGATATGTACGGTGTCATAATACTGCTGATCTGCCTCAATCATGATTGGGAGATTGACACCTGCCTTTTCGTAGAGCGATTTTGCTGTCAGAAGCTGGATTTTACTGTTGCACCCTGCTGCCTGAAGCATTGGTGTTAAAATCTTTACTGCATTATTTACACTGGCAAGACGTTCGTTGCTTTGTTTCTTCTTTGGCATCTCGTAAGAGCCGGTCTTGCGAAGTGTTGGGAGTACTTCGTCTGTAACCCAGTCTGTGAATTTTTCTGCGTTAGGTTTACGGCTCTTGAAAACCAACTTATATACACCGCTTTCAGTAAGGAAATTCTCGCCTGCATTATTCAACTTTCGGAAGTCAATACTCTTGACATCTGAATTTTTTACTTTAATAGTCTGTTTGTTGTTCATGTTCCTTACCGCCATTCTCACAGCACTATCACCTAACTCTAGACATTTACCTACATGGTACGGATTGAACAAAACCTCTCCGTTCAATTCAAACACTTCTACTTCATGTCCTTCAAAAATCATTAATTCGTTCATTTTTACCTCCTATCGCCTCGATTTATCTTGTTTTATACTGGTTTATATTGTTTTATCTTTCTTCATCTCCTATAATGTAGTTATTAAAAACAAAGGAGAAAAAAATATGCATTCTGATTTGCGAATAACTTCCTCTCTTACCGAAAAATATTTCCGGTACTGCGCTTATCGTAGAAATAAATTCTTCGATAATAAGCTTTGGCCACTTATTATTTCTGTTGTTGCTTCCGTCATTACCTCGTTAATAACAGCGCAATTATTATAATAATCAGAATACCTATTACACATCGGTAAATGATGCGCCTGCGGTAAAGGAATTGGAAAAGCTCCTTTTCCTCGTCCGTGATTCCGTGATACTGCCAAAAATCCATGTAGCTTACCCTGCCTTCCTTGTTTCTTTTAAAAATGCAGATGCAGCCATCGAAATGATTCCATCGATTTTCCCCTGCACTCGTTCTGGGAACTTGTCCCAATTTTCCGCGATTACTTTAAAATCTTCGAGTCTTTTCTCTTCCTGCTCTTTCGTGATTTTTTCTACTGCTTCACTCATGCTATCACCTCTCTTTCTTTTGTTTTATTGCCATTTGTCTGTGTATCTCCTATAATTTACTTACAAGGCACTGCCATGCCTGAACGCAAAAGAAAGGAGAATTGTTATGTCTGTTTTTGATAAACTTGAACAAATTAACAAAGAACACAATGATTTTTTACGCAGCCGCCAAAACTATGAAATTCCAGAAGATGATGTCTTTTCGGATGAAATTATCTCCGAAAAAATTGATGATCTAAAAACGACTATAGCTAAACCTTTGAAACGACATGTGAAAGCAATAGAAAAAATTGCTGATTCTGCAAAAACTCAATCTGATATCGCTGTTAAAACCTCTAAAAAGGCTGATATTAAGGGATGGTTTGCTGTAATCATTTCCGCTATAGCACTTTTCATTGAATTTGCTGTAAATTATTCAGAAATTATCAGCTTTTTAAAATCACTTTTTAATTACTAATTCCACAAACATAATAAACACTAATGTGAATACGGAAAATCCGAGAGAAAAATTCGCAAGTCTTTTGGATTTTTCTGCTTCTTTTTCTGCGTTAAGCACTACCCATTGCATATCACGAAACTTTATATTTAATGGTTTCTTTTCATCCATCTTTCAATCCTCCTTCCTTATTTTCTGTCCTCTGCATCTTCCGGGCTTGGAACCGGCTTCGGCTGCATTACAGTGCCGGAACGTGTCTGGCTTAAACGAATATGAACAACTGGCATCCGCAACTCATATCGGCTTTTTTAACTTCCTTGTTCTCTAAATCCTCTTTAAACTCTCTCATAAAATCAGGAGCATTCTGAAAATCATCAAGTGTTCCGCTGTAAAGCGCTTCTAACTCTTTTGTATCGATGATTGCCAGACGTTCAATATTTTCTATTGACATATACCCTTTTAATACATTTTTCAATTTCTTCATATTCTTCCTCTTTCTCCCCGTCATGCCGATAGGACAGCTTGCAATTTTAATTTAATAAATAGCTTCTATTACATCGTGTTGAATCTTTGCTAATCTTACTTTGCTAAGTCTCATTAAAACTCTTGACATAAGTTCATTCGATAAATACCAGTTCACACCGTCCAAAGCATCGATGATTTTGTTTTTGTACTCTTTGTTTTCCTGTCCCCAGTTTAAAATTATGATTATATTTTCTATCATTTCGCTTTTCTTCATTTTCATTTCCTCGCTTTCGGTTGTGTTGTTTATGAGATTATTATATATCTCAAAATCAACATTGTCAATACGTTTTTTGTTGTTTTTGTGATATTTTGTTGCTTATGAGATATTGACATCAGAGTTATTTATGTGTATAATTACAGATAAGAAAAGAGGTGAGTACCACATGAAAGAGCGACTGAAAAAGTTGCGTAAAAACTTAGATCTGACTCAACAAGCTTTCGCCGATAAGATAGGAATGAAGCAAAACACTATCGCACAATATGAAATGGGTAGAACCACACCGAGCGATGCTATTGTTTTTTCTATATGTAGAGAGTTTGGTGTGAATGAAAAATGGCTTCGTAACGGTGAGGGAGAAATGTTTATAAAGTCTACCCCATACGACAAGGCTTATAACCGTTTCGGTTACATAATGGAGAACTCTTCTCCATCAAAAAAAGCAGCTCTTTCTATATTATTAGAACTGCTTTACAGTGTCCCTGACGATCAGTGGGACGTGATTATGGAACAATATAATGAAATTAAAAAAGAAGGCTAAATAGCCTTCCCGAG